ACGGCAAACAACTACTCCATGATATTAAAAAACATGGAGAACATTATAATCAAGACTCAATCTTACATCATGATGGAAAAACAGCAACCCTACACGGAACAAACAAAACGGGCTTCCCAGGACACGGCAAGACAGAGACAGTAGGTAAAATGGCTTATAATAAGCCACATGCACCGTTTCAGACAGAAATGAAACCGAAGTCAGATAAACCGTTGAAACCTGGAAGAACAGCGAAAAGTTCTGCAAGATTCACAACGGAGTAATTATGGAAATTAGTGAAAAAGAATACGATGAAAAATTGGATGAATATCTGAGAGAACAAGGACCAAATCTAGGTGAAACATTTTTTGGCGCATGGGGTTGGTATGCAACAAAACGAAATGAGTTTAATGCGATATTGAAAGAGGAAGGAATTGTTGTAATCCCTTCAAAGTGAAGGCATTCTGGACGAGGGTTCGATTCCCTCCATCTCCACCAGAAACATTCTTGTCCATGGAGTTGGGAACGGACAGATAAACCGTGAGAGTGTTTCTCATGGGGATGACCTGGTTTCGACAGGGTGAGATAGCAGAGAAGGCAACACGAAAGGCGACGGACGTAATCCGAGCAAATAATATAACCGCAAATGACGAGTTATACGCTCTAGCAGCCTAAATTGCTAGATGAGGTTTCGCCGACTGTCCTTATTATCCAATCAGTCGGCATCAATTATGGGTTTGGTGGCATCACCCGAACAAGAGTTCAAAAAACCACCACTTACACGGAGTTATATTATGAAAATTTATTTGTCTAAGTCACGATATCATTGGATATCTCCATATACGATGCTAGACTATTTGTTCTTTTGGACAAAATGGTCAAAGTGTAGCCGAGACAAAAAAGCATACAAATATCCCGAATCAGATGATTGGGTTGATCCGCCAGCTTGGGTTGAAAAATGGGCAGACCGCCTAACTCCTGTTTCTATCACACTTCAAAAAATTCTTGATAAAATTCATCCTGAAATTAAGTATGTGAAGATTGACTACTGGGATGTGTGGAGTATGGATCACACTCTTTCACCAATCATTCTTCCAATGTTGAAGAAACTCAAAGAAGTAAAACATGGTTCTGGCTTCGTTGACATGGAAGATGTACCAGAACATCTAAGATGTACGACAACTGAAGATTGGGACAGTCAACGCACATTTGATTTTTATAATGAAGATGTTCCAAAAGAAGGTGTTGCAGATATTCATGCACGATGGAATTGGGTGCTTGATGAAATGATTTTTGCGTTTGAACATCTTGTTGATGATTCGTGGGAAGAAAAGTTTAGTTCTGGTGAAATAGATTGGAAGTTTGTTCCTTGTGAAGACAATTCAAAACTCAGTCGTATTGAACACGGCCCTAATCACACATATGTTTGCGACTATGACGGATTACGCAGAGAATATGATCGTATAGATAATGGTCTTCGTTTGTTTGGTAAATATTATCGTAACTTGTGGGATTAATTATGAATAAATCTTTTTTACTAATTGGTGGTACAGTTGTTTTGGTTATGCTTTTGATTGTATTTATACCACAACCTAAAGGTACTTACATCAATTGTGGACTGTCCGAAATCTCTCCAGACTTTACGCCAGAGATGCGGAAAATGTGTCGTGAAGTGAGAGCAACCAAATTATAAAATGACTAAATAAAAGACTGGCACCACACACACTCGCCAGTAAATACACACAACACAGGAGAAACACATGAGTAATCTGACACCGTTTGAGATTCGTCTTGAACTTCTAAAAATGGCGAAAGAATTATTGTTAGAAGAGTACCACTCTAACAAAGATCGTCTAACCAATGAATGGCACGTAAAGGTAGAGTCCGCCAAGTTAAATGGACAAGCAATACCTGAACATCCAGCCTTTCCAACTTATCCCTCAGAAAGCGACATCATTACCAAGGCACAGTCCTTGAATGGATTCGTATCTAACATTACAGCAGAAAAAACACAGAGCAAAAAATCTGCCTGACGGGACCGGGTGTGCTTCGGCACACCTCTAACTTATAGGAGAAAGTATGCGTTACATCACACTAACGATTTGTAGTTTATTTGCAGCATTTATTGTTTATACCGGTCATGCAGCAGCACAAGTTGAAATTCCAATTGCACCGAAAATTCAATTAGATGATTTAACACCTTCCGCCAGACAAGAAGTTGAATGTCTTGCACAGAATATGTACTTTGAAGCTGGTGGTGAGCCAGAAAAAGGACAGTTAGCAGTTGCATTTGTTACTCACAATAGGGCACAGTCTGGTGCATTTCCAGATTCATATTGTGGCGTGGTAAAACAAAGAGTTGGTTCAATTTGCCAATTTTCTTGGTATTGTGAAAAAAGAGCAAAGATGATGATTGACCGTGGACTCTTGACAATTGAGAACAACTCTGTATATAATAGAATAACTGAAATGGCTTTGAACTTTTATCTTTATACAGAAACGTTCAAAGACCCAACAAAGGGTGCATTATTTTTTCATGCAAACTATGTGAAGCCGATGTGGAATAACATGAGATATACTGCACAGATAGGTAGACATTTATTTTACAACAAAGTTTCTAGAAAGCCAGCATGAGTATTTTATCAAGTAAAAAAGAAAAGGAGATTGTTATGGAAAAAGGATTGGGAGCAGTTACCACTTTCAGTGTAACACTGGTACTACTTTCAATTGTCACTGCGATTTGTATTTACGGACTAAACGAACGTAAACTAATGGCAGCAAATATTGAAAACGCTATTACAAAGGGTGTTGACCCACTATCGGTTCGATGCTCTTACGTTAAGAGTGACGATATTATCTGTATTGCATATGCATCAAATAAAAAGTAAACAGGAGACTATATAATGCACTTTGAAAATGACAGCCATAATTTTACTTTGAAGTATGATTCGAGTGATGGTAAAACAAGTCTTGAAATGAACTTCAGTGAACTCTACGTTGATGATATTTTTAATCAATTCAAGAATTTTTTACAAGGATGTGGATATGAAATTGATGGCTACATTGGTGTGATTCCTTGGAGTGTTAATTCATCTCAACACGAACAGCCACAATTTGATTTTTCTAACATACCAGATAATAATTGGCTGTTTGATAAAAAAGAATCAGTGCCACAAAATCTATCACAGGCGTCTGAGAAATAATGCCGACTAAAGATGAAATGCTGAAGTTTTCTATGCGAATAGAAGACCTTGTTGCGGTTACAGACTATACTTACATTGAAGCTATTACAGAGCATTGTAAGAAAACTGGTTTAGAAATAGAAGTCGCAGCCACTCTTATTACACCGAATTTGAAATCGAAAATTCAAGAACAAGCAGAGCGAACTAATTTGTTGAAAACAAAAAACAGTCGTTTACCTATATGATTAATGGTTATGAAGCCTTTTGTTTATACACTTCTCTTAAACTCCACTTCAATTCAGATTCTTACGATTACCTTAAGTATAATGGGAAAGTAAATACGAGTATTGATGCGTTTGAGAATCGAAAAGATAAATGGCATTTCTACAAACTGAGCAGAAGATTCACTAATGTTGAACAGGGTCGTGACTTTATTGTTGCTAATCTTGTCTATGACCCTAATGTTTGGATTGGACATTTATTGACAGATGAGTCTGATATTCAGTATCGCAAGCGCCAAAAGGTGATTCAGTCTTTGACGTACACGTTCACAAACGAGATTGCATCATTAATGAGACATAAAGACCCTAATGCATCATTAATGATACATGACGGTCAATATCCAGAACTGCTTACACAGTATCTCCAGAATGAAATTTCAATTGAAACGATTTGTATACTGAACAAAATCATGGGTTTCTTGCGAATGTGGGACAAAAAAATTGTTGATACAATTCGTTATCCAGCAGTAAGTCGAACGATAAAGAAATATACACCTTTCATATCTTTTGATGCAATAAAATATAAACTTATACTCAAAAAGGAATACGATGCAAATACGCAAAATATATCTTGATATGGATGGAGTTCTATGTGACTTTCATAAACGTTACAAAGAACTGTTTAGTAAAGAACCAACATATCAAAGACCTAAAGGTGAAACAAGGACACGAGAGTTTGATGAATTTATAGAAGATAGCCACTTCGAAAGTCTTGATTGGCAGCCAGGTGGTAAAGAATTGTATGAATTCGTTACTTCATTAGAAGTTCCAGTAGAGATTCTTTCATCGTCAGGCGGTAAAACACGACACGACGAAGTAAAGAAACAGAAGAAAGTTTGGCTAAAACGCAACAGTGTTAATATACCAGCCAATATAGTTCCTGGTCGTGCATTTAAAGCCGACTATGCAAAACCCAATTTTATCTTAATTGACGATACACAAGATGTTATTGATGATTTCAATATGGCAGGTGGTATTGGAATTCATCACACAGATGCGGCAAAAACGATAGCAATCATTAAATCGCTACTTGACGATAGCTATATAGATGTATATAATGAATCATGTGAACAAGATGCACATACAAACTAATACAATTTTATACGGAGTAAAACATGTCTGATTTTTCCAGTCTTAAACGCAATCGCAATTCGTTTGACAAACTTACCAAAGCGATTGAATCAATCAACACAGTAACAACAGAAAATTCCAAGGAAGACAACAGATTCTGGCAACCAGAGGTAGACAAAGCTGGTAATGGAATGGCAGTCATTCGATTCCTTCCGGGTCCTGCTGCTGATGGTGATGAAGCACTTCCTTGGGTACGTGTATTCAATCACGGTTTTCAAGGACCAGGTGGTTGGTATATCGAAAACTCTTTGACTACACTCAATCAAAAAGACCCAGTTTCAGAATATAATTCTGTTCTTTGGAATTCTGGTATTGAAGCAAACAAAGAAATTGCACGTAAGCAAAAACGCCGTTTGACTTATATTTCAAACGTTCTGATTGTTTCTGACCCAAAGAATCCAGAAAACGAAGGTCAAATCAAACTGTACAAGTTTGGTAAAAAAATCTTTGACAAGATTAGTGAAGCAATGAATCCTGAGTTTGAAGATGAAACGCCATTGAATCCATTTGACTTGTGGGAAGGTGCTAACTTCAAAATCAAGATTCGTCAAGTTGAAGGCTATCGTAATTATGATAAATCTGAGTTTGACAAGCCTTCTGCTTTGTTTGATGGTGATGATGCAAAACTTGAAGAGTTGTGGAAGAAAGAATACTCACTCAAAGAGTTTCTTGATCCTAAGAACTTCAAGCCTTATGATGTGTTGAAAGCAAAACTTGATAAAGTGTTGGGTCTTGATGGCGCTGCACCAGTGTCTAAAGCTAAAGCTGTTGATGAGAACTTTACACCAAAGACATCACCAGATTTGGATGAAGATGAAGAACTTGATTATTTCAAGTCACTAGCTTCAGAAGAATAATCTCCTTTATCTTTTATTCTTCTGGAATCCCCGCTTCGGCGGGGATTTTTTTATATAGTTTGTCTTTCAATTAAAAACTTAATAGCCTTTGCTTCTCTTTCACGAAGGTCACCACCTGGTCTACTGAATGTATTGTTTTGATTTATCACTGTAGATAAATCTGTAAATGATGGGCGACCCTTTATAAACAAATCTTCAAGAACTCTTAATCCTGATGCTAATTGATTTGATGCCGCATCTAAAATTTGACCACCAGTTTGTGAAGCTTGATTCATTGCGGGTCCTACTGTGCCAGCTGCACCCTTAACATCTTCAACTGCATTTGATGCCATATTTTTAATAACACTAGCTTCTCTTCCACCACGAATTGCTGTAGCAATTGTAAATCCTTCTTTAGGATGTTTTTGTGAAGATACTTCACCATGTCCATAACTTTCTGATTTTGGAAAACCATATTTTTTAGCAAGTTGTTCTTCTAGTGCTGATGCAGCGGCTAATTGTTCGGGTGTAACGTCGGTATCATCTTTAGCAACCATTGAAATACTAACAGTGTTAGAATTATTCAACTCTGGTTTTTTATTTGTGTGTCCGGCATGCCAACCAACTAAATTGTCTGGTAAAACATTTACGATTCTACCATCACGGTCAACCAAATAATGATATGATAGTTTTCTGCTCTGTAAAGTTTTTATTGCGACATCTAATCCTCTTCCGCCCGTATGATGTATGATTACACCTTTCGTTGACGTTCTAGGTCCACCAAAACCTAGACCATCAACTTTGCGACTCTCTACGTTAGTAGAAACGTTGGGCGCAGAAACAGCAGTAGGCGTTGTCATCGATGCTGCTGGCGCTGTTGGCGATGAAGATGCTGCAGGTGCGGATGCGGGTGCAGGCGATGGTGAAGACGACGGTGCAGAAGTTGATGTAGAAGATGCTTTTGGTCCGGAAGATGGTGTGGAAGATGCTGTAGAAGATGTTGTAGAAGATGCTGTTGTGGCCGCAGGTGTAGGTGCAGGTCCTGTTGTTGGTGTAGCAACTGGCGCAGCGACTGGTGTTGGTGTTGTATCTGGATTATCTTTTAACCAGCTTTCAACTTCAGCTTTGATTTCTGGATAATAACCACCATCTTGTTTTTCACCATCTGTAGATACAAATAAGAGTTCATAAATTCCATAAAACATCATTAATGCGTCATAAGCAGCTAGAACTACCATTATTGCTGTAA